AACTTTAAACCAATATTTAAAGACTTTTATATGATAGTAGAAGGTGAAACTTATCAAAAATACGAGTTTATTAAACTACTACGTAATACAAAGGACGGAGCAACAGGAGTAGGACTAACAGAAGAAGTAGGAACAGCACTAGAAACGGCTTTTAATACATTACTATATCAATTAAATATAGTTAAATCAGGAGGAAATAAAAAAGGTTTTCTTAAATCAGAAAGAAAACTAGGGCAGGACGAAATAAACGTATTAAAACAAGCGTGGAATAACTTATATGGAAATAGTACAGAAAACGTAGTAGTACTAAATAATGGGTTACAGTTTCAAGAAGCTAGTAATAGTTCGGTAGAGATGCAATTAAACGAAAGTAAAAAGACTTTGCAGGACGAAATTAATAATATATTTCATATACACCCAGAAGACTTTTATTTAACTTTTAAAGAGGCTATATATCCTATAGTAAGAGCATTTACTACAGCATTAAATAAGGACTTATTACTAGAAAAAGAAAAAAATAAAATGTTTTTTGAGTTTGACGTTAAGGAAATCTTAAAGACAAACGTAAAAGAAAGATACGAAGCATTAAAGATAGCAAAAGAAATAGGACTTATGACTATTAATGAGATGCGTAGATATGAAAATATGAATTATATTGAAGGTTTAGACGTAATTAACGTAGGTTTAGGAGCAGTACTTTATGATACTAATACTCATAAGTACTATACACCTAATACTGATACTATAGGAGACTTAACAGAAGACGAGCCAATTCCTGAAGATGCAACAGACGAAGCAATACAAAAAGTATTAATAGATAAAGAACTAGATACAGACTTCGAACAAAGCGGTAATAGTTCAGATGCTTAGGAGGAGGTGATAAAGTGAAAGTAAATATCAGAGCAGATAAAGTAGAGATAGAAGGCTACGTAAACGCTATAGAGCGTGATAGTAAACCGCTATGGAGTAGAGTAGGACAATTTATAGAAAGAATATGTAAAGGAGCATTTAAAAAGGCTTTAAAGCGTAATGACGACGTACATATTCTACTTAATCACGACTGGGATAGAGATTTAGGAAGTACTAAACAGGGAAACCTAGAACTAGAAGAAGATAATATAGGACTTAGAGTAAGAGCTTGTATTACTGATCCAGAAGTAGTAAAAAAAGCTAGAGCAGGAGAATTAGTAGGGTGGAGTTTTGGTTTTTCTGATAGGGACGTAGTAAATACTGTAAGAGACGGAATGCCTCATAGAGCAGTAAAAGATTTAGACCTAGCAGAAGTGTCTATACTAGATAAAAGAAAGTCACCAGCATACGAAGGTACACTAATAACCGCAAGAGCAGAAGACGAAGCACTACACTTTAGAGGAGAGGACTTCATAGACGACGTAGAAGTAAGAGAAGAAGCACCAGAGGAACAACCAGAAGTTACTACAGAAGTAGTAGAGGTACAAGAGGAAGTACCACCAGAGGCAAAGCCTAAGCAACAAGAAATTGTTGATAAAAATATAGATTATTCTAAATATGAAGAAATCATAGCAGAAATGAAGGAGGAAAAATAACTATGGAAAAAGGACTAAATGAAAAAAAGAATGATCTTATTGTAAGAGCTGAAGAAGTTCTAAATAAGGCAAAAGAAGAAAAGAGAGAGCTAACAGAAGCAGAAGCAGAAGAATTAGCAGAAATCAGAGATAATGTTAGACGCATTATGAAAACTTTAGAATTGAAAGGAGAGTTTGACAAAATGGAAGGGAACGCATTAGAAAAAGAAGGACTACCTAAAGACGAAGAAGAAAGAAAGTGCGGAGAAAAAGAAGAAAGAGCTTTAAATGAAGAAAAAGCATTTGAAAACTATATTAGAGGAGTAGTAAATAATCGTGGAACTGATGTAAATATGACTTTAACAGATAACGGAGCAGTTATTCCTACTACTATTGCTAATAGAATTATCAAAAAAGTATATGATATTTCACCTATCTTAGAAAGAAGTACTAAATATAATGTTAAAGGTAAATTAGAATTACCATATTACGACGTAGATACTCAAACTATTACTGTAGCTTGGGCTAATGAATTTGAAGAATTAAATAGTAGCGTAGGTAAATTAAAATCTATTTCTTTAACTGGATACTTAGCAGGAGCATTAACTTTAATATCAAGAAGTTTAATTAATAACTCACAATTCGATATTGTAGCATTTGTAGTAGACGAAATGGCTTACTCAATTCATAGATTTATCGAAAACGTATTATTAAACGGATCAGGAGACGTAGCAGGGCTTTCTGGTTTAACTAATGTTAAGAGAACAGCAAGTTCTACAACAGTAACTTCTAACGAATTAATCGAAGCTCAAGCTCAAGTAAAAGACGTATTCCAAGCTAACGCTATCTGGATAATGTCACCAGCAACTAGAACAGCTATCAGAGAATTAAAGGACAATATGGGAAGATACTTACTACAAGACGATATTTCACTACCATTTGGTAAATCTTTATTAGGTAAGCCAGTATACGTATCTGATAATATGCCAGAAATGTCAGCAGGAGAAAACGCTATTTACTATGGAGATATGAAAGGTTTAGCTACTAAATTCTCAGAAGATATTAATATTCAAGTATTACGTGAAAAATACGCTACTCAACACGCTATCGGTGTAGTAGGTTGGTTAGAGTTTGATAGTGCAGTAGAAGACGCACAAAAGATCGTAGCTATTAAAATGGCTGGAACAACTCCAAGTGCTTAATTAAAAATTTAAAAATATTATTTGTTGCTTAGGTAACTCCAAAAGTAAGGAGGTAGAAAATGAATAGTATTTCAAAAGTAAGTGATATAACTACAGACGATATAGCCGAATATATCAGACTAGTAGAAGTATCAGAAGACGACGAAAATACACTATCTAATTTATTAGAAATTGCTAAAACTTTTATATCAAATTATACAGGGCAAACAGACCTAGACCAGTTTCAAGACTTCGTAATAGTAGCATTAATACTATGTCAGGATATGTGGGATAACAGGACGCTATATGTAGATAAAGCGTCTTTATCCTATCCAGTAGAAACTATTCTAGGAATGCATAGTATTAATTTACTATGAGTAAGCCAGTAAACGCAGGCAAGTATAATCGTAAAATAGTTATATATGAAATAGTACAGGGTATAGACGACGCAGGCTTCCCAGCAAACGTAGAACAAGAAATACTTACTACTTATGCAGAGGTAAAAACACTACGAGGATATACCCTAATTACTAATAATAGCGACTTTGATAAAGCATACGTAAACTTTACTATAAGATATTCTCAGACAGTAGAGCAAACATACTACAATAGCAATAACTCAAATAGAGATATTTTAATTAGCTTTAGAGATAAAGTTTATAAAATAGAATATCTAAATAATATAGACTACGCTAACGTAGAACTAGAACTACAAGCTAAGGAGGTAACTCATTAATGGCTAAGTTCGTGATGCAACTACCTACAGAGATACTAAAAGATATAGAATACATTAACGGCAATAGTGATAAGATATTCGGAGAAATGACGCAAGCAGGAGCAGAAGTTACATTAAACAATATTAGAACAAATATTCCTAAAGGCTTTGCTGATAGTAATATAATGAATTGCTTAAAAGTAACTAGAGTATATAAAACTCCTACAGATCAGGGAATAAATACGAAAGTAGGCTTCTTCGGTTATTTTACAAATAAAAAAGGAGTTAAAACTCCAGCACCACTAGTAGCTAATGTATTCGAGTACGGATCAAGTAAGTTTACTAAACAGCCTTTTTTTAGAAGATCTTTTAGAAAGGCACAAATAGAAAAGGCTATGCTAGAAGCACAAAAAAAATATAGTAAAGGGTTATTAAATGAATAACGAACTACAAACTATTTTTACAGGGTTTACAGTAGAAGGAGTAAGTATTCCAGTATCCTTTTTAAGATATACAGGGAAGGCCACAGCTTATATAACTTATCAAGAAATACAGGACGATACTTCTTTTAGTGCAGACGACGATTTACAAGCCTACGTAACTTATTATGACTTTGATATATATAGTAAAGGTAATTATTTAAAAATATTAGAAAGTGTAAAAGAAATATTAAAAGCTAACGACTGGAGATATCAACCCAGTATGACTTCGCAAGATTTATACGAAGACGATACAGGTTACTATCATAAGACGTTATGCTTTGCAAAAATTAAGGAGGAAAACAATGGCTAAAATAGGAGTACAAAACTTTTTATATGGGATACTTACAGAAGCATCAGACGGAACAGCTACATACGGAGCAGGGCTAAAGCCAGGTAAAGCTGTAAGTTGTAACGTAAGTATTTCAAGTAATGATGCAAAACTATACGCAGACGATAGCTTAGCAGAGAGCGATACAAGTTTTCAAAGTGGAACAGTATCTATGGAACTAGACAACGCAGACGTAACTACTCAAGCTACATTATTAGGACATACAGTAACAGGTGACGTAATGGTACGTAACGCTAACGACGTAGCACCTTATGTAGCACTAGGTAGAATAGTAACAAAAATGGTAGGCGGACAATATAAATACAAAGTAGAA